CAATTATTGTTGATGTTTTAAAACTAAGGATGGCAGAAGCTTCACTGGTGTCGTGAATATGCGCCACGCCTGACACATGTCTGCTATCAATAATTGGGGTTTTTTCATTGATTAATAAGCTTGTATGAATGCTGAGGCGTTTATTACTTTTGATGGTTTGCAACACGTCTTTAAAGTTTGCAGATGTTTGCAGCCAATAGTCTGCACCGAAGCTAATTTCTGCTGTGCCACGACCGCCTAGGTAATAATCATCTGCATTGAACCATTCAACTACGCTGGCATCTTCTAGGCCCAGTAGTTTTAATGATTCTTCTATACCGGCTAATGTTCCTTTTATTTGATGTACTTTGAATGCATTGGCTACGATTTGACGTTTCATGTCTGTGTTCCAGCTGTCATTCCAGACATCTATGGAATAAGCCCATGCTAGCCATGGCAGTAATGTTTCTGGGCATAACAAAGGGTCAAATAATGATTTGATTATTGATGCATCGGTACGCTCATATTTGCTGGCTAGGATGGCTTCTAAGTCCATTTCTAGCTTTGTTCTGTTAGGTGGAAGCAGTGTTGGGTTTGTTGAATTACTCATCTACATTGCCTCCGTCTGTGATGTTGATTGCCGTGCAAAAAGCAGCTTGCTGTGTGTTTACAACGACGGGTAAATCTGGGCTTGCAACCACAGCGCGGTATACACCTTGCTGGTGTAGGGCTGATTTAATGCCTGAGTCTGTAATGCTGTGACCTATACGCTCTGCTTGTTTACGATAATCAGCGATGGCCTGATCTACTGATTGTAGCGTTGGTGTGTGTGATGGCCCACGGTAGAATATTAGTTCGGCGTTTAGCTGGTACTCTATGATTTGTGCGGACTGCACTGTAAGCCTGTCGCCCATTGGCCTTGTTGTTTTCTCGTTTAACGCATCATAGACAATATCGATTAGTTCTTGAGTGGCTTGCCCATTACCTTCGTGCGAAAGAATTGTGACGACAACTTCTGTCGGGTTTGGGCTGTGAGCATAGGCATCTTTTACGAGTCCATCTGCGCTTAGTGCGTGGTAAACGTATTCACCTTCTGGCCCTGCTGTGCTTCTTGCTTCCATGCTTAATATCATTCTGCGACGCAGTGCATCGTCTGATTCTAATACGGCTGGATCGGATAGTGTGGCTTCTACAATGATTAGACGTGTTACACCATAACGCGCTGCTATCTGCTCTAGGTCATTTCCTGTGGCATAGGCTGGCATGATAGCGAGTGCTGCTTCATCTATACGTTGATGAAGGTGCATTTCTTGATACACATCGGCTTGTAATATTCTGACGATTGGGTCTGACTCTAATTCTAAATAGTAAAGTTCACGATTTGGGTCGGCTTCTACTCTGTAGTAATTACCTGTTTCATCTTCTATGTATTTTGTGGGTAATATGACGGGCTTTTGGTCTTCATCAAGGAGAAGTGGTTGTCTACCCATAAATTGATCTTTGCGAATTTGCCACAGTTGTTCGAAGGTGTAGTTTTTAACGACATCTGGCTGGGGTAGTTTTGATAGATCATTAAACGTGAAGGCTGACATTAGCTCACCCCTCTTATGCCCAACGGGAAGGATAATTCAACGCTGCTGGTTTTATCGGGTGATGTCCAATCAAGTACATCACCTGTTAATGTTATTTCTAGCTTGCCATTCATTGTTGCGCTACTGGTGTTGACACGGCTGATGCGAAAGCGTGGTTCCCATTTTCGAAGGGCTTCTACTGTTGCTGCGAATATTTGCATCATGAGCGAGTCATTCATGGGTTTATCTATTAGCTCAAATAGTGTTGAGCCGTAATCACGACGCATGACACGCGAACCTTTTGGCGTCATTAAAATATCACGCACGGACTGGCGTAGATGCTGTAGTGCATCTATTGGCTTTCCTGTTTGTGCGCTGATTGCTTTCATAATTTAATGGCTATTTTTCGTTTGTTTAGTTTGGAGAGCTGGTGCTTTCTTCACCTGCTGTTACTCCACCGTGAGTGTGATTATGGAGGCTTGTGCCTTGGCCTATTACGTCTCCTTCTGCGGTTACTTTTCCTGTTATTGTTACATCACCTTCAATACTTGTGTTGCCTTCGATACTTACACCGCCTTTACTGACTATGCTTACTGTTGCATTTTCTGGAAGGTTTACACTGTAGGCATGAGTTTCACGGTTGTAGGTGATGCTTGCTCCGTCTTTGTAGTAGTTACCACTTATATTTTCATCGTTACTCGGTGCGGAAAATTCATCTTGATAAAGCGCTGGTAGCACTATGCCTTGTGATAAATCACCATCGGGTGACAAAATGACAACTTGCTCTTTTACTTCTGGGCACCACCAATTTGAATCTTGATTGCCTCTTGTTGTAACCCATGGCAACCAATCGGTTGTTAGGTATTCATCTTCTGTACCTGATTGCACACGCACTTTTGCATTGTCAGTATCGAGTTCGACGATTGCGCCTTCTCTTACGACATTTGCGAGCTTTCTTTCTAGCTCGGAAAGTCTGCGTTCTACATCTGCATTCATTTTGTTAGCTCTGGCTTTAGACCTTTTTCATAATAGGTTCTACCGTGTTTGCGATAGGCTGTTAGGAAGCGTTTACGAGGTTTTCGACCAGGCTTTGCAATTTGAACGTGTAACCATGAGCCGTATTCATAAATGATTTGGTCGATATGCTCACCGCAGTTATCCATCATCCAATTTGCTGCGTACTCGAGTGATTTTTTTGAATCACGTACATCAGCTGCGCAGGCTTCCATGTGGTAGCTGGTGCTTGAACCCCCGATAAGGGTGTTTAATTGGGGGTTGCGAAAACCACTTGTAACACTCACAGGCGACTTAATATGATCTCTGTACGGTTGTAAAACCTCTGTGCATAGTTTTTTTGCGTTGGCACGCTGAGCTTTATTCATTGTGTTTTTTATGCCAAATCGTGCAGCTGTTTGGCTATGAATAAATTCTTTTTCTGGAAAATTTGTGGCTAAATTCTTTGGGTGGCTCATGCTAACTCCAGATGTTTTATGATTATTTCACTAGCTTGTCGCTTGTCTTGATCTGATAGACCTAATAGCTCTCGTTTTGCGAGATCAAAGAACCCTGTTTGCTCGCCACGTTTAAACTTTATGCGCTTGCCATATTGGTGGTTGCTGGCAACTTCTCCTGCTCTTCCATAAAAACCAATTTCGCCACTGTTGGCATCGGCTTTTATCTGGATTGATTTGCCTATTTTTTTAAACATTTTGCCTTTTTTGTTTTTTCTTGGCGCAAAGTTTGAGCCATCAGGCGCTTTGTTTGCCTTGATTCTTTGACGGTTTGATTTACGCAGAAAGGTCATTAGCTCACGCATGGCTTTTTTTCGACCGACGGGGCTTAAGTGTGTCAGCACTTTTAATAAGCCTGCTGTGATTTGGTCATCTGCTAGCATGTGCTTGTGCCGTCTTTGCTTTTTGTGACCTTATCGTCAATATCAAAGAGGATATTGATATTGACGGTTTCGTTATTGTTCCACTCAATTGTGTAGTCCAGCTCGAGATCTTGTTTTTCTGTGTACGCCCAATAGATTAGTTGGAGCATGAGATCGGTAATTTCTCCGCCAAACCCTTCTATGATTAGGTGCATTACGTGTTCATTTACGATGGTTGATATTGAGCTGGTATCTTCTAAATTGAATTCTGGCTCTGCTTTGTTTGGTGTAGGCAAATAGAGGTCTTCTTCATTGACTATGCCTTTGACTCGCCCATGCGTATCACCAAAACGGCATTGCTCACTTTTTAGCTTTACGACCTTTTCTAAGTAGTCTTGGAGTCTTTTGTGTCTTGGTGTCATGCCTTGGCGTTTCATATTAAATCTACTGTTACGTTGGTATTTGAGTAGCCCAATAAATACATTACTGCGCTTCTTGATTCATTTTCGTAGGCTTCTGCTGCACTGATTTGTATTTCCATTTTTGGAATGACGTTTCTGGTGCTGTCAGTCGCTCTGTAGCGTTCTGCTATTTTTGCCATTGCTTTTGCATAGACGGCTGTTTGATACATGATGACAAGTTCAAACTCATCACCTAGTTGTGTTTGGGGTACTTCTTCTAACGTATTTACACTTAAGTCTTGCCATGCAATTAATTGCTCTTTTAATTGATGATTGATTAATAACGTGGCTTGCTTTAGATAATTTAAACGCTTTTCTT